CGTGGGAGTGCCGCTGCTATAGGTGTTGTTGTAAACTGTTCCCGCAGTCGTGGAGGACGCGACGTAATAATACCACCCTGCCATACTGCCGCTCGAAATCGCTCCCGCCGGCATATAAATATAGGCGTGAGCATAAATTGTCGGGAGCGCCGTGATACCACTTAGTGCTCCGTTATTCCCCATCGACCCGCTGGAGGGCAGGATCAGGGGAAGATAAAGCTGCCCAAGAATGATAGGTGATTTGCTGCTGCTATAGAGAGCTAACCCTCCAGACGTATTGGGTGCGTTGGTCATCGCGGTCTCGACGCCAGTGCCAAGACCAGTCAAAAGTGAGACTGGCACCGCACCGCTCGACAATGTGCCAACGGATGTCAACGAGGATGCGAGCACATTGGATGCGAGCGTGGTTCCGGTCAGCGTCCCAGCGGGCGCGACGACCGCTGCGGTCGATTGCGCCGTCACCAGCCCTTTTGCATTGGTCGTCAGGACGGGGATGGCCGTCGAAGAACCCACGGCGCCAGAGCCTGAGTTGACCGTAGCGAGCGTGAGAGCAGTCCCCGACGAGAATCCGGCTCCAGTGGCATCGCCAACGAAGGCAAGACTCTGAGCAGTCCAATTGGACGAACCGTCCGAGATTAATTCGATGCGGCCACGCGCCGAATTGATGACGACCTGTGTCGTGTTCGAGCCGTTGACCTGGTCCGTTCCGTTCGGCGCGACGGAGATCGTCAGACTGGCGCTTGCCGAACCCGATTTGTCCTGAATCGTTAATGCGCGTCCCGCCGCGTAACTCGATGCCGCCGGGAGCGTAACGACGCGCGCCGCCGTGATCGCTGTATAGGAGATCAGATAATCAGTCGCGAGCGCGGAATAAGCGGTGTCGCTGACGTTGGTGAGTTGATCTATGGCCCCCAGGACGCGCGCTTGGCTGACCGAGAGAGCGAGCGGCGTGGCCGCGCCGCTCGTATTATTACCGATGAACGAATCGGACGCCAGATTCGCCATCTTGGCGAGTGTCACCGCGCCGGACGAGATTGTCGTGGCAAGTGAACCGGCCGTGGTCGCGATATCGCCTGCGAGGGCGGGAAATTGCGCCGCCGGGAGCGTCCCCGAAACGCCGGTCGAAAGCGGAAGCCCGGTGGCGTTGGTCAAAACGGCGGCGGACGGCGTACCCAGATTCGGCGCCGTAAGGGATGGCGACGTGGCAAGAACAAGCGCGCCCGAGCCCGTCGATCCCGAGCTTGCGATAATTCCGGTCAAGATTTGCGCGGCCGTGACCGTGCCCGTCAAACCAGCGACGGAGATGACCTCCGAGGACTCGCCATCGATCTTATCCCAAACCGTTCCGTCGAACAGAATAATGTCCCCAACGTTCCATTGGGAATTGCCGTCGATCATCGTCGTGCCCGCGACCAAAACCTTATAAAAACTCCCTTTCACCCCCGTGCCTGAGGTTAGCGTGGGACTATTGGCCGAGGCATTCCATGTCCCCTGAAATTGCAAGGACCCGACAATCGACGCTGGAAGTTGTGAAGACGGCACATGGCCAGTGCTGTCCAGCGAAGCAACGCCATTTGTAGCGCCGATTTCCGCAGTTGCGACCGCCCCAAGATTTACGAGCGCGGTAGCCTTATTGGGGAGATCCGAGAGATTGTTGGCCGATTGCAGCACTTCCGATAGTTTCGCCGCCGCAAAGCCGCCGCCAGTCGCGCCGTCGTGGACTTGAACGCGATTGTTTGTGGTATCAACAATCAACTCGCCTTGGGCCCCAACAAAATTAGCTAAGAAGGTCATTGAGTTTTGTCATCAAACGAACAGCGAGAATGTCGAATTGCTTGGTGAGATCGACCGTGTATATTTTGGCGGCTCCGCACACCGCGCCGAGATCGACCGCTGTATCGTGAAGATGTTGAATACGCGTTTGATCGGCCTCGTTGTTACGGGCACCGATTTTTACGACAGTTTCGGTTGGTGGAGGCAGCACTTCTTCAATTTCAGCCGTTTCCGGCGCCTCTTCCGCAACCTTGAACGGCCGCACTTCAAACGATCAATCGGCCTTGATCATCTCGAACCGCGCTTCGGGTAAACAGGGAAGATCGACGAGGGAGATTTCGTGAGGCTCGGCGGTATATCGTTTGCCGCCCATCTCGTCGGTCCAGCGCTTGGCGTAAATGCCTCCTTGCGAGAAGCCGGTATAGACGCCCTCTTCCACCTTTGCCCATTCGGCATCATCGATGACTTTGGCGCAAATTTCGATTTGCTTAGCCTTGTCATTGAATGTCAGAGCCGTGACTTTTCCGGCCGCGATCGCACCATGCATAGAGCGGAGATTGCCGAGAGACTTTCCGCCCGTCGACTCCTCGATGGCCTGGGACCATTTTTCATAAAGGGGTTTGGTCGTGGCGTAATCACAGATTTCCCCGGATCTATCTTCGATCTCCGCGGTCGCCAGGCCGTAAACCAAACGCTGGGCCGCGTCGACCTTCGTGATAGGGATGGACATGCGTAGCGCGGCCATCGGAACTCCTTATTTTGGCGTGAGATGGGAATTAAACGGCTGGAGGCGCAGAAGAGATTGGAACATAACCTGTCGTGGTCAGCGCTAAGGGCTTATCGGCCGAAGGATCCACGAGGGGAATGCGGCCAAGAACAGCGCGTGCTTCGTTGATGGTAAGAATGCCCCGGCTCGTAAAGCTCGAAAGAATTGTTTCTTGGACTTGCGAATCGATCGTGTCTGCCGGTGTCCACGCGAACTCGAAATCAGCGGCGCCGAATTCACGGGCAAGCAGATCATCGATAAGATTTTTGACCCATAAAAGGATGGGAACGAGACCTTCTTCCTGCGAGAGATCTTTTTGGGTCTCCGCCGTGGAGCGATTCATGCTTTGCACGAGCGCTTGCGGCGAAACGGAGAAGGCGAAACAAACAATGCGCGCTAGCCATTCATCGAAGACGCTTTTGAGTTCGGGTTCCTTCGTCTGAATGAAAGTTTTGGCTACACCTCCCGGCACGAACTTGGCCCGCCGCCGGCGTGCGAGATCGCCGGAGAAATAAGCGTCCCAATATTTCTGGTAGGATGCGATTTGATCGGGCGTCCAGGTCTCGGGAACGCCGATCAAACTGTCCGGGATATTGCCATCGGTAAAATAGTCCATAAGGAAAAGCTGCCGGCGCAGCGCTATATTTACCGTCGTCAAAACCTGCTCGACGGGGCTAAAGCCGTAGGCCTTGTTCACGCGCGGATTGCGAGGCCGGTATAAGAGGTCGCGCGTGGAATAATCCACGGCCGGGAACCCTTTGAGGATTTGCTGATAGGCTGCGGGGTAAATCGTTTGACCACCCTCTTGATAGGGTGCGGGCTGTCTGCCCCACGGGTCGATCACGGGTTTGATGGTGGCGCCGTCGAGCGGCATAAGGGCGATGAGCTGACCCGCACGATTGCGCTGCATATAGAGCGCTGGCGCGTCGATGACGAAAAGTTCTTCGAGCAACATACGCAGCCACTCGGCCCAACCGTGAATGCCATCGGGCCTGTGAAAGAAGGTCGTGAGCGCGTCAACTCTCGCCTGATCGCGAGTGACGCCTGTTTGACGGGGCTTAATCGACCAAGCCAAGCGCGCGATCTGATCTTTGCGCGTCTCAATCACCAGCCGCAAAAGGTCGAAACCATCGGCCAGCGACCGGAGCGTTGCGAAGGTGACTGGCTCGTAGGGACGAGGCTGCAAAGCAAGGTTGAAACCCGCTTGATAATCCCATTGGCGTCCAGCAACATCGGCCGGCGCGCCAGGAGCGATCGGATCAAGCGGACCAAACCAATCCCACGCCGATTCCTGGGATGGCGCAGTTTGGCGCGCGGCAAAGGAAAGGCTCACTTCATAGGGATTCAGCGACCATTTTGGCCGCCCGGCACCACGTTCACTCATGGTTTGACGCCCTTCCTGCTTCTGGATCAAGCATTCGATTTATCCTGCGCTTCGCGGCGGTAAAATTCGATAATGCCGGTGCCGTCGTCACTGCCAAAAAGATAGGTGAGCGCCCAAACCGCCGCGTCCGCATGATCAGGACTTCCTTGACCGGCATAGCCGGAAGCGGAGAAGGCGCAGAGCTGGTCCTCGAGCTTTGCAAATCGCTGGACGTGATGGACTTGGCCAAGCGCGTAGCGGACGGATACAGGCTCCGCCCGTACCGCCTTTCCCCTGCTTGCAACGACGAGGCGAACTGGAACGTTGCGATCGGCGGCTTGGATGGTTGCGCGCACCATTTCGCCGCCAAAATTGGATTCCGCGACGATGCAATCAGCCTTATATTCGTGAAACGCGGTGACCGCGCGCCGGCCCCAACCCGCCGGAGAATCCCTGCATGACCGGTCCGCGATAACGTAGCAATCGCCATCTTCGCCGCGCGCGGCGATGATGATACCGATTTCGTCCGAGCCTAAATCGTCTTGACCGGCGGCCCCGGACGGATCGAGCGCGACGACAACCGCCGTGCGGCGCTCGACCGGAATATCGGAGAGCGGCCGGCGGTTTTTTTCGATAATGTCGTAGCTCCAAAGCGCATCGTCGACGGCATCGACATAGACGCCTTCAAAGAAACGTTTTCGCTGACGCTCGGGCAGATTGGCGAGGCTCTCGAGAAATGCGGCCGATAGATTTGCGGCATTATCCCTAGGGTTGATAAAGGCGCGGGCATAGGCGCCAGGGTCAGGGAGGGCTTGCATCGAAACGGGATCCCGTTTGTCTCCGAACAAAATATTGGTCCAATGGACTTTGCTCGTCGGATTGAGATCGACATAGGCCCGCTGGGGAATGCCGGGAACGACTTGGGCCAGCCGCGTGAAAGCGACGAGCGCCGACGTATAAGGAATTTGCGAGGCTTCGTTGAGAAAGATGGTCGTATATTCCAGCCCGAGGATTTTTTCGACGCGGTCCTTGTCATCGAGGCCGCCGATCAAGATACGAGAGCCATTCGGAAGTTGAAAATAGCCGTCCTGACGGGATTCCTTGAGTTTGATGCCGGGGAAGCAGAGACGCATGACAGTGGGCAATGTATCGAGCGCGATCGAAGCCCGCGCCGCATTTGCATGAAACCGGAGGATGGCGTGACGCGAGCCAGCCGCCGCCATGGCGCGCTCGACAATGGCGCGGACGATCATGAACGTTTTACCCGACCGCGTGCCGCCCGCTAGACATGTATAACGCTGCGGCCCCTCCATAAGCTGCCGCGCCGCCTCCTGCCCCGGGCTGAATGAGACCATGCATTATCCAATCTTTTGTTTTGCGCTGGGCGAACGTTGTCGCGATCGAATAATCGTGGCGCTTATTGCGTAATACCAACGCGCGTTGAATGAGACTCGTGGGCTTTTCAAAATTAATTTTGTCTGAATCAATGTGGCGGATCGAGAGGGATTCGCCATGACGGTTGCGCTTGCTTTACGCGGTGATTTTGA